GTTCTCACCCTTAAAGACGGATCCTTAGACGCCGCGATTGAAACCACGTCCACTGGCGTGTCGCTGGGTGGAGTGACCACCCTTGCTATCGGCGGACACACGCCGAAAGCCCCCACCCTCATTACTGGAATAACAGTTGCTAACCCAGGCGTAATAACAGCCGCTGGCCATGGCCTTAGCAACGGCGACAGAATTTCAATTATGGGTGTCAAAGGCATGGTTGAGGTTGACGGGCCGAATAGTTTTCAAACTGATCAATGGGATTGGATCACCCACACCGTGGCTGGAGTTAGTGGTGCGAACTTTAACATTGGTGTAGACACGCGTGGCCATACCGCTTGGTCTGAAGGCGGCATCATCTCTACCCCTGTCGATCTGGGAGCTAGTAATAATTGCGGGGGCTTGTGCTCACTTACCTCTAACACAAGGAGTGGGTTTCTTACGATTACTCTTGGCGCGCAACTAGACACCAGCACCAGTGCGAGCCTCAAGATTGTGAGCAATAAAATTAAAGATGGTGACGTCGTACTGCTTCAGATAATGGACACCGCCAACGACACACTCGTCGCCCTCGCCTCTTTCTCCACTTGGGCCATTGTCGAAGGCTCCTTCGTCATCAACATTTATAATTCTACCGGCTCGCACCTCGCCGACAACTCAGTTGTGAACCTCACTTGGATAGCGCTATAAATTATTGAGGAATTAGAAGCGAAACTCGAAAACCAGTAGAACCGTATTATAATATGGCATTTTAACGTTTATGCTACTATTTATCTTAGATACGTATCAGGAGACAAAATATGTCGAATACTAGCATGTTAGAACAAGCAATTGTTGATGCAGAAACCTTGAAAGAAGCAGCTTTAAAAAGCGCAGAATCTACTATTCTCGAAAGATATTCTACTGAAGTTGAAAAGGCTGTTAATTCTCTTTTAGAGCAGGAGGCGCCCATGATGCCTCCGCCTATGCCAATGCCAATGCCTGGTGAAGAGCCTCTAGAAGAAACAGAAGATCAGTTTGATAGTGTTCCACATGCTCACTATCAAGAAGAAGCCCTCGAGGAAGACCAAGAGGTCGATATCGACTTGGATAAGTTGGCTGAAGAATTGACAAGAGAACTCGATGAAGACGTATTGGAAGAGGACGATGCTGAGACTGAAGAAGAAGACAACGACGAAGAAGCAGTTGAGCTTACAGAAGAACAACTAGCTTCCATCATTGAAAAAATTACTGGTCTCCCCAAAAACGTACCAACTGGTCAAGCCGGCGGCGCTTCAAACGCAACTCTTGATGAAGAAAACGAAGACATTGCTCTTGCTCAAGAAGCACAGGGCGATGAAGACGAAGACGAAGAGACAAAGAAAGAAAACAAAAAATTGAAAGAATCAATTAAAAAGCTCCAAAAAGATAAAAAGACTCTTTTTGAGCAAAACAAAAAATATAAGAACTTGCTTGTGCAGGTGAAAGAAAGACTCGAAGAAGTGAATCTTTCAAATGCCAAGCTTTTGTACACGAATCGCGTGTTGGGTAGCACCTCCCTGAATGAGCGACAAAAAATTAAAGTTGTCGAAGCTCTATCTAAAGCCGGTTCTGTTGAGGAGAGTAAAGTTATTTATGAAACTCTTCAAAGCGCAGTGGGAAGTTCGCGCAAGCGTAATCCGCAATCACTGAGCGAAGCAGTCAAACGAAACTCTTCAACAACCATTCCTCGCAGAAAAGAGGGAAGGAAAAGTGCTCCACTTAATGATAGGTGGAAGACTTTAGCAGGTATTAAATAATTTATAAGGAGGATTTAAAAATGTCTGTATTAGATAAATTAACTGAAGGCATTGTTAATCGTGACCTCCAGAGGGAAGGTGCTGCACTACTTGAAAAGTGGGAAAACACTGGACTTCTTGAAGGTCTCACTAACGATGCTACGCGACAGAGCATGTCTCGTCTTCTAGAAAACCAAGCTAGGGAACTTCTTCGTGAAGCTTCCGCTATGCATACTGGTGATGTAGAAGGCTTTGCTGCTGTTGCATTCCCAATCGTGCGCCGAGTATTCGGTTCACTCATTGCAAATGACCTTGTGTCAGTGCAACCGATGAGTCTCCCTTCGGGTCTCATCTTCTTCCTGGACTTCCAGCATACCTCAAACCGCTTAGGTTTGAATGCTGACCTAGATGGTATTCAAGGTACTCCCGGTACTGCGAATTCGCTTTATGGCGGCGGCGTCGTCGGTGTGGAAATCACCGGTGGTGTTAACCTTGGTGACGAGAATGTCAGCTTAGGACCTTACAATCTTAATCAGGGCTATTCTTCACCGACTGGTTCTAGCGGAGGCATCGCCGCCGGAACATCCGGCCACGCTTTTGAAACTTGGGCCAACGTCGCCGGCGGACATCACGCTACCAACGCCGGCGTTGTTGCTTCCGGTACATTTGGTGGCAAGCTACCTGGTTCTGATGATGTGCCAGATGGTGTTAACTCTCAAGCTGAGTTCGATGCGCTTTGTCGTTTCGACCCTGATTTCACGTCGGGAACAACCAACGTGTGTGTCATTAGAGTTCCTAATAACTCCGATACTTTCCCGAATCTCAATGAGGCCAATTTGCAAAGCATTGTTGCGAAAGAAGGTACAGATTATGGAATGTCAGGCTCAATGAAGGTGGTTCGTCGTTTGACTCAGTTCAGTGGTTCCAAGAAAGATCACATTCTCTTGTTCTTCGCCACTGATACTACCAATGAGACTGGTTTGCATCAGTATGGTATGGGACTGGCTAGCGCCGCTGACAACCCCTTGAGTCTGCAATACGAATATGCGCTTGCAGACGCTTTCAATAGTACTTCTGTTGCTGCTGGTTCAACCAATGCAGTTGGTGCTGTTGTTGGTCTCGAACCATGGGGACTGGAAAAAGATGAAGGTATCCCTGAGATTGATATCAAGGTAGACAGCGTGTCTGTCACGGCTATCACCAAAAAGCTCAAGGCCAAATGGACCCCAGAGCTTGGTCAAGATCTCAATGCTTACCACAATCTTGATGCTGAAGTAGAACTTACTGGCATTCTCTCTGAGCAAATTGCTCTTGAGATTGACCGCGAGATCCTCGAAGATCTCGTTAAGGGTTCCACTGCTAGCACTTATCATTGGTCTCGCCGACCTGGTAAGTTCCTTGATCGTACCAATGGTCAACCGATTAGTAACCTCAATAATGAGTCACTTCTTGGTGCTGACTTTACTGGTACCGTGTCTGAATGGTATGAGACTCTTGTCGAAACCATCAATGACGTATCCGCTCAGATTCATCGTAAGACGCTTCGAGGCGGAGCTAACTTCATTGTAGTAGGACCTGAAGTCGCCAATATTCTAGAGTTTACCTCTGGTTTCCGTGCTGACGTAACAGGTGATACTGACAGAGGCACAGTTGGTACTATTAAGACAGGTAGTCTTAGCAAGAAATGGGATATATATGTAGATCCTTACTTCCTCAGGAACGTTGTTCTTATTGGTCGTAAAGGTGGTTCGTTCCTCGAGAGCGGATATGTATATGCTCCGTATGTACCTCTCCAGGTCACGCCTACTATCTTTGGTGTAGAGGACTTCGTGCCCCGTAAGGGTGTCATGACTCGCTACGCTAAAAAGATGGTACGTCCTGATATGTACGGTCTTGTTGTAGTTCAAGATCTTCGCGGTTAATACTTAATTAACCTTTTTATCGAAAACCCCAGTTTGACTTAGGTTAGACTGGGGTTTTCTTTTTTCCAAAACTAATTAAGGTAGCTATAGGAGTCTCTATGAATGGCCTATCCTACTCTTTCGCCTTCAAGTACTGTAAGCGCAATTGTTTTACCACAAACAGCGAGCTTAAATGATATTACGACAACAACGTTGCCGTTTAACATATATAGCAATGAAGCATCTCCACTATACTCTGACAATTTTATAACTGGCGCCGTCGATCAAGTTGCTTATACCTATAAAAAGCTTGGTGGAGACATATTAGATATAGAGTTAACAAAAGAAAATGTGTTTGCCGCTTATGAAGAAGCAGTTTTAGAGTACTCATATATTGTCAATATACATCAAGCAAAGAATGTTCTTGGAAGCCTTCTTGGAAGCGCAACTGGAACTTTCGATCACGATGGCAGTCTTGTTGACTCCGATGAACTACCATCTTCGCTATATGGCGAGGACTCAGAAGAACTTGCTTTAAAATTTCCTAAATACAGATTTGAATATTCAAGAAAAGTAACTTTAGGCATCGGAGCGAGTATTGGGGTTGGAGGAGACGAAACAGAATATTCATCATCTTTTAGTACATCTACAAATTCACAAGATTATGATCTTCAAGCCATCATCTATTCTGCCTCTATAGATTCCAGCAATGACAATTCTTCATTTTATAATAAAGTGGGCAAAAAAAGAATCATTGTTAAACAAGTCTATTATAAAACTCCTGCTGCGATGTGGAGATTCTATGGATATTATGGAGGACTCAACACTGTCGGTAACCTTCAGAATTATGGTCAATGGGCTGACGATTCACAATTCCAAATCATTCCGGTTTGGCAGAACAAACAACAAGCAATGATGTTTGAAGACGCAATTTATACGAGAAACTCTCATTACTCTTTTGAAATAAAAGATAACAGGTTGCGGCTCTTCCCATTAACAACAACTTCTGCTCCTGAAAAAATGTGGATCAAGTTTACTGTAAAAGAAGATCCATGGGTAGAGGATGATGACAAATTAAGTGGAACTTCTGGTGTGAACAACATGAATACTCTGCCATTTGCTAACATTCCTTATAGAAATATTAATTCTATCGGAAAACAATGGATACGAAGGTTTTCACTAGCGTTAACAAAAGAAACATTAGGTTTAGTTAGAAGCAAATTTAGCACAATACCCGTTCCAGGAGAATCTGTAACATTAAATGGTGATAGTTTGATCACTCAAGCAACAGCAGAGCAAGCCACATTAAGAGATGAACTTAAAACCGTTCTTGATGAATTGACATATGCCAATTTGGCTGAAAGAGATGCAACTGTCGCAGAATCAGTTAGTAGACTTCAAGAGAGAATTCCTCTTCCAGTGTTTACGGGGTAATATAGAAAGATGTCTAAATGGGAACAACCAACACAGCCACCGCCGCCTCTTTTTGTTGGAAAAAAGGAGAGGGACCTGATAAAACAGGTTAATGATGAATTAATCGAACGTGTCATTGGCCAGCAAATATTATATTACCCCATCAGTTTGGAACATACAGATTTTCATTCAGTTTATGGAGAAGCCATTAATAAAACATTTTTGCCCCCAATTCGTGTTTATGTTTTAGTTGAGTGGGAAGGGCTAAAGACAGAATTTATGAATAATGTTGGTATCGATAAAAGCTCATCACTACTTCTTCATTTCCATAAAAGAAGATTAACAGAAGATCAAGATCTTATTGTTCGAGTTGGGGATTTTGCTCTGTACGGCGATGTTCATTATGAGATTGTTTCTTTAGATGAACCGAAACAGTTCTTTGGTCAGATTGATCATCGTTTTGAGATATCTGCAAGATGTATTCGTGCTCGCGAGGGTTTGTTTGATGCCACCTAAACATAAAAATACAGGTGTTCCAGATCCAAGAGTTGTTCATGAAGAACTTATTGTGCCTTCAACTTTAGAAAAGATTGACGAAGCTTTTTTTGAACATATTGATAAAGTTTTTAATATACATGCGACCACAAACAAAGGATTCAAGAAGGTGCCAACTTTGTGGATGACTGCAGAAAGGTCTTTTCAGATCAAAAACGATCAAAACTTGCGAGACAAGAATGGATCATTAATTCTTCCGATAATGACAATCGAGAGAATCTCAATAGAAAAAAATCCTATAAAAAAAGGTGTTTTTTATGGAAATGTTCCTCCAGTCAACGACGAAAAAGGTGGTTCAATTATAGTTGCGAGAAAGATTAAACAAGATAAGACAAGCAACTTCAAAAGAGCGGACACTTATCGCTTGTTTGGCCAATTAAATTATCCATTTAAAAACGATAAAATTGTTTATCAGACAGTTACTATTCCAATGCCTGTACCACTGCTGATAAACTATGCAATTACTCTCAAGACTGAGTATCAACAACAAATGAATGATCTGTTGACTCCATTCGTTGTGAGGCCTGGAAATATTAATCATTTTGTAATTAAAAAAGACAAACACTTATATGAAGCGTTTGTTCAGCCAGCTTTCGCACAAACTAATAATATGTCGACTCTAGGAGAAGACGAAAAAACTTATCAAACAACTGTTAACATAGAAGTTCTAGGTTATTTGATTGGTTCAGGTGATAATCAAGATCAACCAAAACTTGTAGTTCGTGAAAATGCTGTCGTTGTAAAAATACCTAGAGAAAGAGTAATCAATAAAGATGAACCAGAGCACGATGATGATTCATTTTATAGAAGTTAATATTGGAGTTTGAGAAAGTAAATTACTATTTATTAAAGAAAATACTATCATAAAGGAGACTTTAAAGTATGTCTGTAAAGAAGTTTAAATTTGTATCACCGGGAATCTTCATGAATGAGATTGATAAGTCGATTCTTGAAGCAGCACCAGAAGTTATTGGACCACTGGTCATTGGGCGCTCTGTAAAAGGGCCCGCAGGAACTCCAATCAAAGTTCGATCTTATGCCGAGTTTGTTGAGATTTTTGGTGAACCCATTCCTGGTGTTCAAACTGGTGATGTTTTTAGAGATGGCAACAAGCTAGCACCAACTTACGGCTCTTATGCTGCTAAAGCTTGGTTAAGTAACAATGCTCCTCTCACATTCATTAGACTTCTTGGTGAGCAACACACACTAGCCACGACAGCTGGAAAAGCTGGTTGGGGCGGAGGCGACGGCACATCCGCTGGCATTGCGAAGGTGTTGTTAAGCCAAAATGCGCGAACGACTCCAAACGAAGATGTTGAAAGCGCCGGCGGAGCTTATGGTCTTTGGCTGTTCAATGGTTCTGACCAAATTGAGAATCAGGGCTTAACTACAGCGACTGTAATTGATGCTATACAAGCGAGTGTCGTCGGCGACGACAAAGCATTTACAATCAATGTACCGACAACTGTTGGAGGCACCGGCACTACATACAAATTTGTAATGAAACCCTCCAGCACCCTACTGGCCGGCGGAATGGCAGCCAATGAAATTTGGGTGCTAGGCTTAGCAGGGGATACGGCAGCTACGCGAGGTTATATAAAAGATGCGATCAATGGCACAGCTACTACCACTGTTGCTAAATATCATTCCGGTATTTCCACCCTCGCGACCACCGGCGTTGTCGGCGTCAGCGCGGAAGATGGTACAACTACCACTACTGTCACTCTTAAAGCGACATCTAATCTTGTCTTGGCTGCGGACGACACCGATGGTCTTATTCTTGCTAACACCAACGGCTCCATGGCGATTGATACCGACTTTATAATGGGAGCCGTTTCGCCCGGGACGAATACTGACGCCAACCCTGCTGCAGGTTCTTTGGCTGCTATTTTCTATTGCGACCAGAACACCACAATGGTTCTGTCTGGCGCCTTTGACTTCGATAAATCAAATGGTTCTGTGTCACAATATACTGCTTCACATGCAGTGACAATTGGAACGGGATCAGCTGCTTCGTCACCTGGAACCTTGTCAATGTTGATTGGTACTCCCGGGCAAATCTTGTCCTCTTCAAATCAGGCAGATACAACTACTCTTACTGGCCTCCACACTGGTGTAGAAAAAGTTGACTTCACGTTTAATCGCAGTTCGGATGATTTTGTTAGAAAAGTTTTCAATACCAATCCTACACTAACAAATACAGTTATTACTACTACAGATAACCAAAAAGGGTACTTTCTTGGTGAATCATACGAAGGCTTCCTTGACGACAAAGTTGGTGGATGGGGCAGCGTAACTCACGGTTTGATGTTGCCTCTGAAATCTAGAAATTTTGTGCAAGATGGCGCAGATTGGAGATTTGGAAGAGCAAATGCACAGACAGGTTGGTATATTTCTCAAGATACGGGCAATAGCACCAACTAAGACAACGAATCTGTGCAAAAGCTGTTTCGTCTCATTTCTTTGAATCAGGGAGAATGGCTACAAAACAATCTCAAAATTTCAATTGAAGATCTGAAATTCCCAAATGACAAATATAACAGATACGGCACATTTACAGTTGCAATCAGGTTTATTAGCGATAGAGACAGCAAACCTCAATATGTAGAAGTGTTCAAGGGATTAAATCTTAACCCACATTCAGCAAACTACATTAAAAGAAGAATTGGTGACAAATATCTTGAATGGAATACTGTCGAAGAAAGATATCGAGAATATGGCGAATACCCAAACCAGTCTAAATTCCTCCGCGTAGCCATGAACGAAGATGTTGATAATGGAGCGGGCGAAGGCTTACTTCCATTCGGTGTGTATGGTCCTTATCGTTTCCTTAACGCATTAAATGTTACCGGAGGCAACGAAAATGGCCTCGGAACATACGACGCGACTGCTGCCGGCGCAGAGACCCAAGGTGGTCTGACCGGGTACCATATGATTGTTGGTGATCAAGCAGTTGGAATTCCATATGCAAAAGGTTCCACATCGGGATATAATTGCCTGTTTTCATCTTCTCTTAATGCATCCGGCTCTTCTGGTGTCAAATCTAGTGTTTATACCAAACAGCTTGATAAAACCGATGCAAACACTCATATAGGTTCGCAGATGTCGTCTTCATTCTACTTCCCAGAGTTGCCTCTAAGAGATAATTCTAACGAAGGAGATATTGACAATCCCAAGAAAGCATTTTGGGGTGTTCGCACTGAAAGATCGGCTTCAAACATTTTTGACGAAAGTGTTCGCGATCTGATCCGAGCTATGCCAGGCGGAATCGATTCAGGAAGAGACACCGGTGGGACCTACACAGAGATTTCATGGGTTTTCTCACTTGATGATCTTGTCGAAGTCAACCCACATGTGCGTTATGCTTCTGGCAGCCGCAAAGATGGCTCGAGTTACACCGCTACTAGTGGTTCTGACACTGGGACTGGAAATACTGGTGCCAAGAAATTGGTTAACGAAAAGAAATGGAACAGGTTTACAACCCTTCTCCATGGAGGTTTTGATGGGTTCGATATTACAGAAAAAGAACCACTTCGAAATTCTCTGTTAGACGATGCAAGTGGAAATGCGACAGTGAACTATGCTTATAACACTGTCAAACAAGCTATTCAATCAATTAAAGATGCCGATTTGTTGGAATACAATATTGCTACAATTCCGGGTGTAACAGAAACAAATCTTACAAATCTTCTTGTTGACCAATGTGAAGAAAGAGCAGACGCTCTAGCTATCATTGATCTACAGAATAATACAGTCGGTGAGGGAAATTACCAGCCTTATACTGAAAACAGTGATACTGAAAGATCACGTATTGATTCTCAGGACATTAATCTTCTCAGGAAGAAGCTTGAAGACAGAGAAATCAATTCAAGTTATGGTTGCACTTATTATCCATGGGTTCAGATCCGCGATGAGAGAACTGCAGCGGTTCTTAAAGTTCCGCCCTCTGTTGTTGCTCTTGGTGCCATGGCATTTAGCGATGCCCAACAGGCTCCATGGTTTGCGCCAGCTGGGTTTACACGTGGCGGACTTTCATTTGGGGCTTCGGGCTTAAATGTTGTTGGTGTTACTCACAAACTTACCTCTGAAGATAGAGACAAGCTCTATGAGGCAAATATCAACCCAATTGCCACTTTCCCAGCAGAGGGAATTGTAATCTTCGGTCAGAAGACACTTCAACTCACTCCTTCTGCTCTCGATAGAATTAATGTTCGCCGCTTACTTATCTTTGTGAAGAAAGAAGTTTCAAGAATTGCGGCGACAACACTGTTCGAACAGAACGTGCGCGCAACTTGGGTTGGGTTCAAAAATAGAGCTGAAAGCTTCCTTAGTAGCGTAAAAAGTCAATTGGGTCTGGTTGATTACAAGGTTATTCTTGATGAAACAACCACAACTCCAGATTTAATTGACAGAAACATCATGTATGCTAAGATTTTCTTGAAGCCCGCGCGCTCAATCGAATTCATTGCTCTAGATTTCATTATCACAGATTCTGGAGCTTCCTTTGAAGATTAATAAGAGAAATTTTCAAAGCATTTACTATTTACAGTTGAGGAGACAATAAAAAAATGGCAGGCAATCAATCATTTTGGAGTGACGCAAAATTAGAACCAAAAAGGCAGCATAGATGGCTGTTATATATTGGTGGGCCAGGTGGCGCACCCGGGAGATTTGGAATTCCTACATACCTTATAAAAAAGGTAGACAAACCAAAGTATGCTGTAAACGAAACTGTACATAGTTATTTTGGTCATAAATTTTACTATCCCGGTAACGTGACATGGCAGCCTATAAGTTTTACTGTTATTGATCCTATCGTACCTGATACGACAGAAAGATTTTATGAACTTTTGCTTGGTTCAGGATACAATGTGCCAGACTCTCAGGAAGTTTCTACAGTATCAAAGGATTTGGCTGTAAAAGAGCTTGGTGAAATGATTACTTTGCAACAACTGGATTCCAATAACGTAGTTGTGGATGAATTTCAGCTTCATAACCCATGGGTTACTTCTGTTGACTTTGGATCGCTTTCTTATGATAGTGATGCGATTCTTGAGATTAATGTGAACGTTCGTTATGATTATGCTAAATTTAATACAGGCACTTCTTAACATTTAACTAAAATGACATTATAATATAGACTTATACAAGAGGTAAATATGTCAACTCGAAATAATCAGGACAGACTCGGAGCATTAGATGCTGACGGTTCTGATCCTACTCAAACATCGGGAGAAAATAACTTTTCTTTCGTTACTCCAACAGAATTTGTTGAGCTTCCCTC